GTGCTCAGTTCAATCGGTATATTCAGTTATGTCAAAGCTTTACGAGAAGAATATACTATTCCTAAAACTGCTTATCCTAGAGATTACGAAGCCATGGACGAGTTCCCGATGGGACATCAAATGCAATTAGACTTTGGTGTCAAGAATATGCCACTAGCAAACCGAAAAGGTTCTAAGAAAGTATATTTCTTAGCGGCCGTTCTAGCCCATTCCAGATACAAGTTTGGTTACTTTCAAGATAAACCCTTCAACACTCAGGATTTAATCCATGGTATGAATCTGATGTTCCAATACTTTGGTGGGACAACCAAGGAAATCGTTGTTGACCAGGACAGCATTATTGTTGTTAGCGAAAACGAAGGTGACATCATATATACCTACGAGTTTGAGCAGTATAAGATACAGCATAAACTAGATATCTGGGTATGTCGTAAAGCAGATCCGGAGTCAAAAGGTCAAGTGGAAAATGTAGTTAAATATGTGAAACGAAACTACCTGCCACACCGAACTTACATGGAACCTGATGATTTAAACCGTTCTTTCTCAGCTTGGCTAGATAGAACAGGAAATGGTAAAGTTCATAAAACAACAAAAAAAGTACCGGCTACAGTGTTTGAAGTCGAACGCGAACACCTAAGACCGATACTCTCCACAGAAAAAGATTTCTGTGGTACAAGTATAAGCCGAAAAGTCCGAAAAGACAACACTATTCTTTATGAAAGCAATCGATATTCTTTACCTCTTGGAACCTATAACAAGCACAAAGAAGTCGGTATAACCATAGATGATAAGGCATTAATTATTCACAACGAATTTTATGACTACATCATTGCCGAACATAAAATCAATCCGTCAAAAGGTCAGCTGATTAAGCTCACTGAACATCGAAGAAACAAGGATTCTTCTTTAGATAAACTGGAAGAAGAACTTTTAGCAGCACTGGAAGAAAGCGACTTTTTAACGGATTGGAAACATCATCTAAAAAAAGTCAGAGAACTTAAATCTAGATATTATAGGGATCAACTGTCCATACTCAAAGAACTGATTGGTGAATATGATATGGGAACCCTTGATGAAGCTATTGCTTACTGCGGTATCAATGAACTATACAGTATGAATGATATTCGCAATGCATGTAAATATATGAACCAATATAACCTTGATATGTGTACTAATTTAGGCATTGAACCTGACTACAAACCCGTGAGCAATCCAGAAGTTATGAATGTCACTACTCAAAAGCGTAACCTTGTTGAATACGATATAGCTGGAGGTGATGCACATGAATAAACAATTACAATCTGTAGAGCAATTAACAACGGCTCTTAGGCTTAAACAACTTAATTATAACGAGCTCTTTAAAGATGGATTAACACCTTTAGAAAGCGTTGAAATATATCTGAAAGAACAGCTACGACTACGAGAAGAAAGAGCTACAGAACTTCGAATAAAACGCTCTTTTCTTCCACCTAGAAAAACGATCAAGGACTTTGATTTCGGTTTTCAACGCAGTATTACAAAGGAACAAATGCTTCGTCTTTCTGATTGTTCATGGATTGACGATGCTTACAATATCATGTTTTTGGGACCTCCTTCAGTAGGAAAAACCCACCTTGCTACTGCACTTGCATATGAAGCCTTGGACAAAGGATACAGTGTATCTTTTGTCACTTTGGACGAACTGATAAAGCAACTGAAAACAGCTGAGATATCACCAGCATCCAAGCGTAGAATCAACTATTATAAGAAAGCTCATCTCATCGTTATCGATGAAGTGGGATTCTTGCCGGTATCAAATGCAGAAGCAAACTTATTTTTCACATTTGTCAGTGCCATGCATGAGAAAACATCTATCATTATTACATCAAACAAAGGATTCAGCGAATGGGCTGGATTCTTAGGTGATGAAGTGATTACAACGGCGATACTTGATCGCCTAGTGTTCAAGTGTGAAATATTTAATATGTCGGGAGATGGTTACCGACTAAAACACAGAAAAACCATTTTAGAACAGTAACAATAATCAACAGATTAAGCTATGCTAAAAAGTGGTATATTTTCTGGCAAAAAATGGTATATTTTACTTGACGCCTTACAACGGGATTCGTATGAATCACGCCTCGAGTATATACCGAAGAAAAAAGCGTTTCGGTACGTTGTTTTTTTACGGACTCAAGTGAGGACTCAAAATATGCCTCACAATAATTCACAGTCTAAAAAAATGATATACAGACAGCTCCTAATAATCTATTTTTTCTTCACTTAATTATTGAAACGCTATTTAATTTTTATATTCAGTTCTTCAATAATTGAATTTTTCAATTCATCATTTTCAGTAACTAAATAAATAGAATTTTTAATCATATTTATCAACTGTTTATTTTTATCCAAACCCGATATTTTCACTAATTTAATGATATTTATCAACTCTCTATAATCATCTTTATCAAGTCTATTAGCTATTACCTCCCAAAACATATCATCCTTTATTTTAGTTGAACCAATTTTTTTATTTACTGATACTGAAAAGAACTTATACATATTCTCAAAATTAACATTTTCATCATTTTTCGAATATTCTTTGATAACATCTGAAAATAAAAATTGAACTAACTCAACCCTAGCAATTTCCTGATTTCTATACATAATTTCAATATATTCATTAATTTTATTAGTTGAATATTGTTCGATTAACATCTCTACAATTTTATTTAGTTTTGATGTAGATATTGAATCAATTCCTTTTTTCACTTCTTCTTGTGATAAACCAAGAATCAACTTACTTAATTCACTATATTTACTTATCTCACCAAACAATTCTCTCGCTTCTGTTTCATTTAATGTTATATATTTTAAGATTTTAATAAGATCTTGATTTCTATTATTCTCATCATTAAATAACACATATAATATTTTCGAAACTAAACCTTTATCTTGATAATAATCCTTAATTCTTGAAGAGAAACTAGCTATTAATGCATTATCGATATTATTTATTTCAAATCGCAATTCTAGTAATTTTAAATAAGTCTTTTCATTGTGATTACTTAAAATTTTCTGAGTATTTGTTGTCCAAAAATCAATTATTTTTTCATATCCATCTAAACAAACATAATCCATGCTAAGCATTAGCATTTCACTAATCTTTTCAAAGTTCCTAATTCCTTGATCAAAATTCCCTTGGTTGGTAATTAAATTTGTAACTTTAACCAATCCAGCTTTTTCAAGCATTGATGTAATATATTTATATTCATTATATTTGCCAGAAGTAGCATTGCTATAGACAAAGTACCGATTAATCTGATTTATTGTTGCATTAAGAAGATTTTTTATATCAATAATATTTTCATGTATTAATTCTAATACATCAACACAATGACTCAAAGCAAGATTATCAATAAGTTCTTTAACTATATAGTCAAAAAATCCAGTTATTTCTTTGTTATTACTTAACACCTTCTTAAAAAACTCAATTGCATCTGTATCTTTCATAAAATCAATATCCATTGCAATATTTATTATTTTTTCTCTAAAATCTATAATGTTTTTACCCGGATTTTCATATTCATTTTCTCCAATATGAATATTCATTTCACCATATGTTTTAAATAATAAATTTTTGTTAAGCTGATTAAGTGATAACCATTCATATAATTTATTAAAAGATCTCACATAATTATTTTTTTCTTTGATTGAACCTAAAAATAGATTCTCTAGTATAATATTAATAATCTCATTACTTAATATTATTTGTTCTTTATTATCTAATTTCATTCCAATTACTTTTTCTATCACTCGAACTGTAACTGGATAAGGAGTTCTGACTAACAAGCTAATCCCTCTTTTTATTTCATCGAGATTATATGCATTATCTAGAATACAATCATCAAAATATTCAAATTCACATTTTTCAATGTATTCACTCTTACTCATTATTTGATAAAGAGCTCTAGATATCGCCATTCTCTTTTCATCATCCAATTCATCATCCGCATTATAAATTTTTATCAATTCCGTTGTTTTATCAATTATTCCTTCATCCAATAATGCTTTATGAATTTCAATCAACTTATCAGTTTCATCGATAAAATCATTTCCTTCAATTTCATTTGACTCTATTTTATTATTAAGTATATTATATCGAATATCTGCAATTCGATTAAAGATATTAATTTTATCACTACCGAGAAAATAATTAATTGCATTTACTGATAAATTATTTATTTCATATTCATTTAGCAACTCTAAATCAATACCTAATTCCATACGCTGGAATGCTTTACATGTTTTATTTATACTAAAGTATTCACTTAACATAATAGCAGAATAAATTATATTATTAACTGATTCTCTGTCACCTTGGCCTTTGGCTTCATCTACAATATCCACTAAAAATGAATCATATTTTTTTTCTGTAAATGCTTTATCATTTTTAAATACATTAATTATATCTGCTTTTATATTCTTATTTATTAATGCTTGTTTTAAATCATTAGCTTTTACACCATATTTCTTAACAATTATATTGTCTGCCATAAACAAAAAAACATTTATTAAATCTAATTTTAAGTTTGAGTTAAAACTCAAGTAATTATCAAGTGTTATTCCCTTTTCATTCAATTTAATTGTATCATTTTTTGAATCATTGACTTTAGTATAAGCATTTAACTTACCATCAGAGTAGCTAATATAGCTTATCAAATCACCTGTGCTATTCAAAGTGATACTTCCATCAACTAAAGATTCGTAGAAATATCCAAATTCAGAATGTAATGTTGATAAAAAAGCAATAACTTTAAACTCATCCACACCTAATTTCAACTGCAAATCATTACATTTCACTCTATCTAAAGATATCTGTAGGTTGGAGCTATAAGCATTAATCAGCTTTTTAACTTGACGTGGTGTTTCAACTTTACTGTAAATCAAAACTGAAATAATATCAGTTATGTCAACACCATATTGACGGTGTATATTAACAATTCCTTCTAAGTTTTTTATTAAGTTTAAGGCATATTCTTTAATATGTCCTATTTTTATTGGCGGCAAATAAAATTTGTATTGAAATAATTTATCTAAAAAACCTTCGTATTTTGCCAGATTATATTCTTGCATATACAATTTCTTCAATTTTGTCTCTTTTAAAGCATTTTTTACAATTCTTTCATCAAAAGGTAAAATTACATCTAATTGTGGAATATCCATAAACACCTTAACAGTCTCTATTGATTGAATCATAGATTCAAAACTCAATCTATCTAAGTCATCTATTATCACAACAAACCTCTTATCATTACCTCCATTGTGTGATTGATTAATATAGCCTTTCAGCTTATGTTCATAATAATCAGAAGACTCAACAGGTAATGAGACATGAATATTGGTATCGTTTTTTTGCTTCATGTAAGAAAAAAATGCCCAAATACCACCACTTCCTAAAAACATCGTTGCATATATAGCTGCTACATCTTTATACAGAACTTCTTTAAATGTATTATCACCAAAAAAACTAACTAATAAAACATATATCAAACAGAATATGAAAGAAACTGCTACAAACGGAATTATCTTAACAATAAGTTCTTTCAATTTTTCTATTGATAGTTTTTCTTCCCCAGTCATCTTAGCTGTGATTGATTTTAATGCTTCATAAAACTCTTGAGATTCATTTCTTTCATCTCTTGATATTTCATAATACACTTCCCTTAGTAATACGCTTTTCAATGATTCCTCATCATATGGCCATGCATTTACAAAGATAAATCTATGACTATCAATTAATTCACCTTGTATATATTTTAGCAATGTTGATTTCCCCGTCCCCCACGATCCAATTAATGCTATACTACTTCCATGATGATTATTATTCTTCTGATCTCGTAATAATTTTGTTATTACATCACCAATACTTTTCAAATGAAATTGATCATTCCCATTTTTAAATTCTTTTTTATCTAATGGCACATCTTTTGCAAAAAATTTCGACATATACTGACTCCCTTCAAATGTTCGGTAATGTCAAGTCTGACACTCCTCTGTTTTATTAATAACCTTTATCTTCAAGGGTTTCACCATTGTTTTACAACAAAATAGCAATGACCCCCTATTTTCGGTTATAATTTAAGTTCCTACACAAAAATTATTCCAAGAAAGGAAGTCATCGCTATGCAGAAAATTATAACTCATTTACTACTATTAATCCAATACCAAAATCAACAAATTCGTTGGTTGGTACTTTTTATTTCCAAATATATACCTCTTGGTCAATGGGCTCATGACGATATTCATTCACCCAAGTATCAAAAATTTAAGACCGATATCCTTCCCACCATCGTTCCCTTTATAAAACAGGATTGGCAGTTTTTGCTGTCCTACTATGAATGGAAGTATGAGAAGAAGGTCAAACCGGTTCAGCGACGCAACGGCAAGTCTATCCCTGAAGATACCACTTGTCCTCTTTGCGGTGCCCCTCATCATTATCTTTACGACAACAATGGTGGTAATGGTCAGTATCAATGCAAAGTTTGTGGTCAAACCTTTATTACCGGTGAGCAGATCACCAAAAGTCTTAAACTCAAGTGTCCTTACTGCAGCCATTCTTTAGTTCAAAAAAAGAATCGGAAATTCTTCATCATTCACAAATGCGTCAATGACAAGTGCTCCTATTATCTCCGCAACCTTAAAGCTCTGGATCAGGAAACCCTTGATCATAATCAAAAATATAAACACAAACTTCATTACCTTTACCGAGAATTCTCTGTGGATTTCTTTTCCATGGATATGGATTCCTTACCCAAGAATGCGTCTTCCCTAAAATTTCGTAAGAACAATGCTCATGTCATGGCTCTTTGTCTGACTTATCATGTGAATCTGGGGCTGTCCCTTCGTAAAACTGTCTTTGCCATGGAAGAAGTTCATGGTATCAAACTTTCCCATTCCACTGTAGCCAGCTACTGTCAAACGGCTGCTGTATTGGTTAAACCCTTTGTCGATTACTATGATTATAAGAAATCAGACACCTTCATTGCCGATGAAACCTACATCAAAGTCAAAGGAATCAAAGGTTATATATGGTTCATTATGGATGCTGTCTCAAAATCAGTCATTGGCTACCAAGTCTCTGATAATCGAACCGTCGGACCATGTATTCTTGCCATGCGTATGGCTTTTAAAGGCTTAACTTCGCTGAGTGAATCTTTTAAGTTCATTGCCGACGGCTATAGTGCCTATCCATTGGCTGCTCAGCAGTTCCATCTGAAAGACAAAGATCCTTTGGACTTCGATATCACTCAAGTCATCGGTCTAACCAATGATGATGAAGTCTCAACCCAGTTCAGACCTTTCAAACAAGTTGTCGAACGGCTCAACCGCACTTATAAGGAATCTTACCGTTGTACTTGCGGATATAAAAACTTCGATGGCGCCAATTATTCTGTTGCTCTGTGGGTTGCCTATTACAACTTCCTTCGTAAACATTCAACCTTCAACAATTCCGTTCTAAACAAGGTTGAACAATTGGAAAAGGCTGACAATATGCCAGGCAAGTGGCAGATTCTCATGTATCTTGGCCAGTTAACCATCCTAGAATTTCAAGAAAAAGAATCCAATTCTATCTGTTCTTAGATTAGATCCGGAGGTTTAAAAACAGTCGTCGAAATCTTGATTTCGATTTACCCTTGATGGCACACAAAAACAATGCTACAATGCTGTGAACACGACGGGATAAGTCTATCTGTTCTTGAGTTATCGCCGTCGGTAACTATGACCAGCATTGCTTTTGTGTGCTGTCAAGGGCGACGTCCGTCTGCCAAAAGTATATATTTGAATTTTTCAAGGTCCTGACGGGCCATTTTCTATAACCTGTTTTTTCATAGGCTACTTTACACTACCAAATGTTCTTCTTCCTCAAAAATGCTACTATAATAACTAGTTATATTATACCATATATATTTTCATATATTTATAATCATTATAAAATTCAACTACTCAATTTATTTTAACTCAAATAATTATACACAATCACATCCAATCGATTATGACCTAAATCCATAGTCAATTCTTTAAGTACCCTTTTATCATATCCACGATAGTCCATTTCGTCTTCTCGATTTCCTAATAGCTCTTGATACCTATCCTTTGCATATTCACGTCTAAAAGCATGATTATCAATCTTTTTTGTATAACTTTCAAACAACGGCTTACCCATTTCCTTATTTTCCAAAACACTTTTCAAATTTTCCTGATATTTCACCAAAATATGAGCATCCCTTTCTTTTCCACCTTTCTCAATCAAATGTACCTTTACCGGCAATCCATCTTGCCATATAAAACATTCTGGTGTAACAACAAGAACACTTTCTCTGCGACAGCCACTAGCCTTTGCACACATAATTTGATCTTTATTATTATTAGAATTATATTTCTTATCATTTTCTGTATCCAATCTACTTCTTGTTATATCCTTATATTAATGCTCTTAATTCCAGCCTCTTTCTTTGTTACAAAGAGATTGAAAAGTTTATTCAATGCTGCCATTTCCTTGCTTATGGTATAGGCAGATTTGTCATTCTTGCCATAAATACCACTCCCCTCAGATCTATGCACAACAAATAAACCTCTAGTTAAGTAAATTTGCTTTATTTAATGACTAAGGTTAAAGTCCGAAATGCCTTAAAACCTGATATTTTCACTCCATTCCTTCATATTATTTGCTCGGGCCAGTTCGCTAGGGTTTATATTCCCCTTCGAGTAATATAACCCCCAGCGTCCGTATCTGATGCATCCCACATAACTTCACTACATCCTTTTCTGTTCATCAATCAAACTGCATCCAATACATCGCCATATATGCAATTGCCCAAGCTACATCAAACCTTCTTAGCATTCCAAATTAGTCGGAAAATCAATTAAAACCATGTTGCCCATACCTTATAAATAATCATTCAAATCAAAGTCAAGAAAAATATCGCCTGATTTTTTGATTTCTCTTTTTACATTCATAAAATGCCCTCTAACTTAAACGAAAGAGGGCGATTTTTATGAATATGAACGAAACAGATAAATTACTTTTGATAGAATTGATTAATGATGGTAAACTGGTATCAGACAACGTACCGAAGCAATTAAGTGAAATGAAAAAGAAAAAAGTTGATGCAGTACACAAGTACGATATCACTGAACCCAAGACTGAGAAAGCACGCTGGCAAACTTATCTTCCTAATGATGCTGGTACTAGAGGAAAAAAGATTTCCGCTACAACTGAAGAACGTCTTTACCAGAAGCTATATGATTATTATTTCGTTAATAACCGCTCCAAAGTGACTTTAGAGACACATTATCCAGAATGGCTGAATAAACATAACGAAATGAATCTTAGCGACCGTACAATCCACCGTGATACAAACCGATGGGATAAGTATTATAAGGAACATCCAATTGTCAAACGTCCTGTTGCCAAGATTAAGCTAGAGCATTTGGAAAAGTTCTTTCACCAATGTATTAAAGACTTCAATTTAACCAAGAAAGAACTGGACAGTATGAAGTTTATCATGAAAGAATTAATTGGTATGGCTCTGAATGTGGACTTATTGGAGCATCCTGATGTTACCGATGCTTATGCTGTTTTTCTATTATTTAAGTTGGGACCTAGAATCGGAGAAGTTGCTGCACTAAAAGGACAGGATATTGATTTCATCAACAAAGAAATACATATCCAGCGTATGGAAAGTAGGGAAAAAGACGAAAACGGTAAGTTTGTATCTGTTGTCGTTGAATATACAAAAACAGAAAGCAGTAACCGTTTCTTGGATTTAGATGATTATGCAATGGATTTGTTAACAACAGTGATGGATATTAACAAAGATTTAAGTTACGATGACGATAATTTTATTTTTGTCGATTCCAATGGAAGAACAAAGATCAGAGAAATTGATAACCGAATCAGAAAATGTTGTCACTCAGCTGGTATTGAGGTTAAATCAGCTCATGATATACGACGTACAGTAGCATCCATAATGCTTTAAGTTTCATGAACAGACTCAAGGGAATTCAAGAGAACGGGATACTATTCACTTTCAAGAAGCGAAAGTGAATAGTCGCGAGGGTCGGCTTATGCCGACGGGCAACTATCGTTGCTGTCATATATGCAAAGACACAAAAATACCTGCAAGCAGCTATTTTCGCAACTTCACATATATAACTCCTTCGCTCTTTGAATTCAACATAATCCTCTAATTTTACGCGTAAAAAAGCCCCAAAACCCTAGCTATCTAGAATCTTAGAACTTCTGTTAGAGCGCGAGACGGGATTCGAACATTGTACTAATTATGAAACCCTTATGGAAAGGAGGTTTCTGACACGTCTATTTTAAATGTACCCAAAATATGGGTACATTTTTTATTTTATAATGTTTTAGCCACTTCACGAATCAACTTTTCTACCTTTAATTCATTGTATATTCGATTAATATTATGACTATTTTGCATAAATTTTAATTCCTTAATCTCGTCTTGCATCTTAATCATTTCACTTTGCATTTCTTTAAATTGTTTGTTCGTTAAAATTTTCATATTTATTATCCCCTTATTCTATATTATTATTTTTATCTTTAATTTGCACCAAAATTTCACGCAATAGTTTCGGCATCGGCATATCCATATTACCAAAGTTTTCTAAAATGCTGATACCCTCATTACCAATGTAATAACCTATAACCAAATTACGAACTATATTCATGTTTAAATACTCGTCCAGAAATACACCCATACCCACCAAAATTAAGATACAAATTTTCTTGATCCCACCTTTAAATGATATCTTCGATGTTATTTCTTTTAGATATATCCCTTTCATTATGCCAGTTAAAATATCAAGCCCAATAAATATAAATAGTATCTTTAAAGGGGTATCAAAACCCCCTAAGAAACTGATAGATATAGTCGCTATAAATCCAAACATTAATTTAAAATATATTTTTATACTCTCCATTTCATCACCACCTATAACCGTTCTATTTTAAATTGCTTAGTCACTGTATTCACACCATCATCTGCTGTAATATTTACATATCTATTCTTATATGCGTACCCATCTCCGTCATCTATTGGAACACCTTTAACCTTTATAGTTGTTGTGTTCGTTTCAGTGACTTCTATATATGTGGTATCATCGAACGTGTAAGTAATGCTTACAGGTTGTGGGTCTACTAGGATTCCATCTTGGTAGAGTTTTGCTGAAACTGTCATTGCATAACCGTAATATAACACGCTACCATCAATTATAAGTTCTTGCTCAACTACTATAACTTCTTCTACAATGGTTATGGTTCTGGTGGCTGTAATTACCCCAAATTGTACGGTATCAAACGATACTGTAATGTCTGTTGTGCCTTGCGCTATCCCTGTTAAAAGTCCATTAGAATCAATGGTTGCTATAGATGGGTCTGAACTTTCCCACGTGATTATTGTATCGTTTTGCTCTACATCATCTGCAGTAACGGTTGCTGTGAATTGTTGGGTTTTGTTTTCTTCGCATGAAGATATAGCCCCATCAATAGATATAGCCCATACAACTTTTGTTTCGTGTAGCCATCTATCTGCAATCTCATTTTCTAAATCGTCATTAGAATTGGTAGTCGTTTTTTCTAAATTTAATACCTCGATACCGTCTAGCCACTCTGTACCTGTAATTTCAAAAGCGGATTGAAATAAGATGACACGTTGATTCATTGCGACTTGTCTATTTGTGGATGTGTCTGGTATTGATGCAATTATATTGCCATCTGCTAAATTGAAATAAGTTGTTGAATTAACACCCATGGATTTAGTATCTATACACGCAGGGATATAATGCAATGTGTCATTGATGTAGATTTTTAAAGTGTAGTTTGATTTTCGGATAGATGATTTTGCGTAGACTTTACTAAATTCCTTTTCTTTTTGGATTACAAGATAACTTTCACCCTCGATCAAAACTATATCGCCTTGTTTTAAATTGGCATCCTTGGAATATAGATACTTGTAATCTGTTGATTTTACAACGTCATTACGTTCTTCTAAAAATCCTGTAAAGGTGGTATCTGTTGTTGTGTTTGTTATTTCAATGCCTTTTAAATCAAGCATCTTATTAAATTGATTTTCCAATATATTCATGGTATACCCCCCTTATCTATTGAATAATAATGTGAATGGGCTTTGGTCTGTTACTACCTCGATATTATTAATACGTTGTTGAATACTTTGGATGCGTTGCTCAATCCATTTGACACATTCGCTAGTTGTAAGAAATTCAGTTTCCACTTTGGTCATCATATCAGTATCATTTGCTAGTGATTCTAGGACGTCAATGCACGTATAGAGCAAGTCACGTTGATGTGTTTCTTTGGTGTAGGTTGCGATTGGGTCTAGGTTGTTTTCTGTTAGGAATATGCTGTATTCCTCGTCTGTAAAATATTGCTTGTTGTTTAATTCTAATTTTAATCTTTGTAGTGTGTTCATTATTTTTACCTTTCCTTTCTTAGTTGGTTAGTTGGTTGGGTGTGTTGTGGGTTGTGGTTGTTGGTTGTTGTGTGCAAACGTAGTGTTTAGTAGGGAACGAGTGGGGTTTGTTTATTTTTTTTGGTAGAAAAAAAATGGGTCTACTATGGCACACTTTTGCCAACAGGGGCAACGCTATTGATATACATTACCCTTTTATCCTTGTAAACCCTTGTAAATAGCCCCTTTGATTAATATACACCCAATTCCTCTACTTTAATCTATAAACCCTTTATTTCGCCTATATACGCTTAAAAAGTCCTATATAATAATGCTCTGGCTAACTTGATAGTAGGATAATCTATCTCAACTAGACCCTTTAAAATCAAAGTTTTAACGGGTTATAAAGTTGCATAAATATCCTATAAATTGCATGATTATTACGTATAATCTATGTTTTTATACAGTTTAATAATAGGTTAATTTCCAATAACGCTTGAAACCCTTTCTATTACTGCGTTTACAAGGTTGTGATAATTCCTTTATTTATGCGTAAAATTAATGTTTAACGCATAGTTGACTATAAATATGCAAATTGTAATCATTTTAAAACTGCATATATTTTGGGGATATATTACGGTTTTGTAATGATTACAAAGTAAATAAAGTTGAGATGGCTGGGGCTATAGATGATAATTATTATCATTATGGTGATGGGATTGGTGGGGCTAAAAAGTATGATGGGCTAAAAACGTACGTAACAAGGGAAAAAATGAGGGTGAATACTCCCCACCTCTACCCTATATTGTTCCACCCTTTTTGCTTTACTACGTTAAAGCGTTATAACACCACATTAATAAACCATATAGCCCCCCAACTCACCTACTACATACCCTACATTCTACCCCTCAACATTACTACCCCTTACACCCTCGCTCTGTATCCTGTCAAGTTCATTACTTACATCCTGTGTGTACTCACTTTTTTCAATAATGGTCTTTTTAGATATAGCACCCATATCATATTGCGTTTTCAAATTATCCATTATATCCCCAATATTTACAGGTCTGGCATAATTGAAAACTACATCAATGCTACCGTCCAAAGTCACACCACCAATTTTAAGTAATTTCAAAATAGTGTCGATTCTTTGATACAAGCCCTCTCGAACACACTTCTCATTGAGCATGGCTTTAACATCTGCCAACTGATATAATAACTTCAAACTAACCTCACTCACATTAGCAACATTACTATTACCCATTGCTACACTAGGCATACAAGCAATATCCAATAAGTGTTGTTTCAAGTTATCATAAAGCAACTTGATCGAATTAAAATCCATGGTAGCACTTGCATATTTAAACTCTGCACCATCTTCTAAATTTAATATATATCCCATTGCATCAGAAGGTATTGAACTTTCTATTCTTTGACCACTAATAACAGGCATTGGGCTTAGTGAATTGATATAGACACTATCAGCCATCTTACTTAATATATCTTCCATCTCGTCCAATATAGGAATAATATCTTTTAATTCACTTTGACCAAACTGTTCATCCAAATCATTCATGTTATGGTAATGAATCGGCAAGCCACTTACATTGATATATTCATTGACTTTTTGAAGCGTACCACCTTCATTCGTCCATTGTTCTACCTTATCCATATAAAACACTGTATAATAACTTACACTGTTTATCGTGGTATAATACTCTATAAAACAAATGTAATTACCGTTGTCATCATATACAGGGTAAGCGTCCTCGCTATTAATCAACTTACTTTTTATTACACCCTCATCAATATATACATACTCATAAGCATCACCAAATTTATTGATTTTGTCGATTATTTTATAATCAATATTGCTATATCTACCTTTACGATATATCTTATTAAATTCCTTAATGATTTCATCATCTCCGCTTAAACTTAATGGTTTACCTAGTAGGTAAGTTGAATGAAAATTTAAAATAGTTTTAGCAATCTGCAATATAATCTTTCTTGTCTTATAAGTTTCCCCTTTATATTCCATATCTTTTCTAGTTAATACTTTATGTTGACCACTCAAATAATCTTTAACCTCTAAACAATTTGCAATTCTGCCAATGTGATACCCTCTTTGTACTTCTTCTTCAAACCACAACGGGTTGTTGCTATAATTCTTACTAATGTAATCTGTTATACTCATTATTTCCCTCACTTTCTAAACGTACCATTTACCCTGTTTCAGCCCATGTAAAGCCATTGCTAAACTCATTATTGTATCATCGTGTCTACCTTGCATAGCCCCCATTTTACTGCCATTCACGACAAACACTTTCATTTCTTCAAGCACATTTTTACTGTTAATCAAAATATTGTTGGTTTCAATAACTTCCACCAAATCATTGATAATCATACTCTTTGACTTTTCACTTGTTAAAAATCCAATCTTCTTTTTTGCTTTGCCTCGGTAGTCATACTCTTTGTGTTTGTACATATTTAAGTACTTGTAATCGTGACGTAATCTATCAAGCACTGTATGCCCTGCTGATGCCTTTTCGACTACTAGAAAACCATTGTTGAAATACTTTCCAATCGCATTTACTACCTCTGCTAATTTATAGGGCTTGACTGTATTACTTCTAAATTCGGCTACCTGTCTACATTGACTATCTAGAATTTCAACTACAGAATAATCTTGTTTTAACCCCTCACTTGCATCAACACCAATATAATATTTTTCGCCTAGTTTTTTTGGCAGCCATATTTTAAGACTATTACCCCAATAAATCTTTAATTCATTCGGCAAATCACTTGGCTTACTAATAACTTTAGGCAAGTACCGACTTCTTTCAGCAATAAATTCATTATCAAAAATTCCATTTCCTGTGGTTAAGAATGCTTCAAGTGGTGTTGCTGGAAATTCTTGTTTAAATTGTTCATCGCTTGAATTAGAAATCTTTAATCTTCTCCATATTAATTGCTCAATGGTAGCCCCCTTATCAAGTAACCCTCTTTCTTCTTCCGTCAGTTCATCTTCAGAAAGTAATTTACCGTTGTTTCGACCTTTCCATGTTTCAACTGCGAACTTGTAATCCTTTGCAAACATTGATTTATTTTCGTACCAATTATAGAAAAAATCCTTGTATAAATTTTCTTTATTTTCGGCTTTGACATACAATTCATTAAAATGGTTTAAGCCATTTGCGGTTGATTCAATAACCAATTTACCGCTTAAACTTTGCTCTATTGCTAATAATTGCTTAGGTGCGTTATCTTTCCAAAAAGCATACTCGCTAAGATGACAAAATTTCAACGTCATGCCCCTTGCAAGTTCTTTATTGCCTGCTGTCGCACATACAATTCTTGACCCATTATCAAACTTTAATTCCTTTTTGTTATTATTGTTAAGCGTTGGTTTAATTGCACTTGGTATAGTGCTATACATTATCTTTAACCGATCAAAAATTGCTGTCGCTGAATCAATCGAATAACTGACCATCAATATATCTACGTTGGATTGAGTACAAGCATAATATAAAGAAAGCCCACAACTAAGTGTACTGAATCCTAGTTGCCGACTTTTTAAAATAATATTATATTTATCCCAATTATCAATAAAATTTTTCTGTAATTCATTTAGTTTAAAGGGTATTAACTTCCCTTCCTTGTTTGGAATTTGCACAAAGTTTTGAATCCAAAGTACAGGATTTTCCATTACCTTTTTTAACTTTTGCTCCCTATTCATCGTAATCACCAACATCTAACCCACGTATGATTTTAGTTAATTCACCCTCATCATTATCACTGAAAAATGTTTTACTAAACTCGGTAAACGCTTTGAAAGCGTTAGTATCATCTTTGGCTCGTTCGTAATAGATGTTGTAAAGTTCTACCAAACGTTGATTATGCAACATCTTTAAAAGATACTTTTCACCCTCTTGCACGTCCGGTAAGAGATGCCAATTTTGGACGGTTTCTTTTGATACATCGCCTAAGAATGTTTTATTGAATCTATCAAATGTGTATTCGGTATACAGAACACCGTATTTATGAAGTAGATAACGTGACTTCTTTTCTGGTAGCATCTGATTTAAGTTGTGCTGTATACTTGCTTTTGTTTTTGCCATAAATTTTTTACCCCCTTTTTCTTTACGGAATAACTCATCTGATTTTTATAGGTTCTAGCCGAACTGAATATTTTATTTTCATCATGTTTGATGAAGCCCATTTTTCCGTAAAAGGTTTCAAACTCCATGAATTTATTAAACTGCTTTTCGCCTAAATTCATATCAAAATCAAAAAGAGGAAATAATTTTCTTATTCCCTTTAGTTTTATATCTGTTTTTAGTTTTCCATTTTTTATGCGTATTTTTTCTTTAAGACTATATTTTTTTATAATATTGTTAAAATCATCAATAGTGTATTTATCCACCAAATTAATAAAAACGTCTAATTCCATTATATTCATCCATTTTTCCCATGTATTATAAAAGTAATCTGAATATGCACCTAGAAATGATGAATCAATGGCAAGTAATACCATCAACTGCTCATCACTAAATTGTGTTAAGTCATAATCATAAACACTCAAAATGGTTAAGACCGTAGACCCTGCATACTTATTAGTATACCCACCGCTTTTAAATTGATTCATATTAATAGCATTATCATTTTTAACATATGTCACATGGTTTCCAAAGACCTTGCCCGTTGAGCAATCCGAATCTATCCATATGGGTTGCATCCCTTTTATCTTTTTTGGTTCTGTAAAATATAATTCTTTGAAATTGTAAAATCCCTCAACATTTAGCCCCCAAAAATAATCGTTTAATATGGCACATGAAAACAAACTATCTATATCATCAGTTAATATTAAAATGTTTTTATTGCTGTCAACCTCATCCACCCATTTAGGTAATTTATCTCTATATTCTTTTTTCATTTTTTTTAGTTTTTAACACCTATATCTTTTACTTTTCTATCATCTTCATCATCTTCATCATCTTCACCATCAAATAATCTTCTCTCTCTCTCTCATATATAGAAGAAAAGATATTTTGCGTTTTCACCTGTTCACCAACCTTTCATCATATGTTTTTTAATTTACATTTTTTCAACATCGTCTTTAATCTCGTCTAATTTTTTGCTTGTTTGCGTCTTATTCAAACACTCAATCCACTTAATGTAGTGTTCATCAGATATAGGGCGCTCCATCTTCTCCATGTAAGAAATCATTCTGCGACTGCATCCGATATATTCAGATATTTCTTTTTGACTTTTTCCCCGTAAAATTCTGATGTATTTTAATTTTTCACCTGTAAGTTTATTCAATTTTTCATTCCCCCTTTGTTCCGTCTTGGACTTTAAAAAAAGAGAGTGTCACCACCCTCTTTTAGTATTGATTAATATTGTTTAAACTGTTGTCTTACGAACAACCACAACACCGTCATCAGCAAGTAATTTAACTGCATAGATCATGTCCGATGCAACGTCTGTAGACTTGTCTAAAATATTTCGTTGCGTTTCAACGTTCAAATCACGTTTCATTTTGTAACCTAGTGCATTCTTTTTGATTATGAATGTCACACACTCATCTTTGGCTTGGTCATAAGTACCAGAATTTGCCACATAAACTGGAATCCCTCTAAAGTAACCTAATAAGCCATTACGTACGATACCGTTAGCATCTGCGCTAGTTGTATTGCCTGCATTTACAAAAGAATCCATTTTGTAAAAAGACGGTACAAGATACGAATGAACGACGATACCTGCAAACTCGTCAACATCTATTTCATCACCGAATAAAACATTTGCTGTGTCTAATTCTTCTTCGGTAATCTCTTTGCCTGCAACTGTTGGTGATACCAAACTAGATGTTAACGCTTCTACAACTAAATCTGCATCTAATTTACGAGCCATTTTTAATGCTGTTTGTGTTGCTGATTCATCGACTTGTGAACCCAAAGCGGTTAAATCTTCAATATCATACACTTTAACTGCCTTACCAACCATCTTGATAGATGCAGTAGTGCTTGTTTGCGCTAATTCTTCTGGCGTCATAGAATCGCCTTTAACCATTTCTTCTACATCACCGATCAAAGACCATTTTGGGAATACGATAGTTTCGCCAACTGAACGGAATCCCTCGATTTCACCTAGATTTGTGGCTAATGCACTTACCTTAATTTTTGAATCAAATTTTTCTCTTACTAAACCCTTGTATATTTCTGGTTTTATAAAACTCATTTTAACTTCCCCCTTGTTTTTAGTTTTTAATATAAAAAAAATCCCACATAATGTGAGATTAGTTACCGCTTAATTTTTTGAATAAATTTTCATTTGTTTCTTGCAATTTCAACTTTTCAAAATACCCCATCTTTTTAAATTGCTCTTTCGTTACACCCTCATTTTTTGCTTTGTGATTTTGAGGTTTATAAGCATTATTTAATGTGTGACTGTTCAATGTTTCAGCAATATTATTTACAAAAGTTTCTACATCTTCTACACCATCTAAATTAACAATATTTAAAAGTTGTGTCGGCAGACCCTTTTCACTAAATTTCGCTGATAGATTTGCTTTCTTTTCCACATTTGATAATGCTTTTTCCTTATCTGCTAATTCCTTTTCAAGTTGCTCTAATCTAATTTCATGCTCTGATTTTTCCTGCGGAATTTTGCTTTCTAATTCCTTAATTTTTGTGGTGTATTCTGTTCGGACTTTGTCTTGGTTGGATTGAGCAACCTTTTCAATAATTGATTCAAAGTCCTCAATAGTCATATTTTCTTTGTAGATTTCTTTAATATCCATTTTTAATTTCTCCTTTTTGTTTGCGTTAAAAACCCCTAATAGATAGTTGCTCTTAAAACACCCATATTAATAGTTGCTTGACTGTAAAGCTATAATTTGATATACTTTAATTCAGCCAAATTTTACTTTGGTTTAATTTTAATACCATTTTTTAAATATAAAATAACAACAAAAAAGTGATAAGATTGGGCTATCCTATCACCTTAAAAAAACATGAAATTGCTGAACATTCATTCTGTTTCGTTGCCCGCTCTCTATGCTCTCTATATCTTCCACTATGTGGCAACTCTAGCACTGCTAAAAAACCTTTATTACATGATAATAATTATCAATAAACCGAAAGTAAAAAAATTAATTCGTTGCAAATTATCCCCATAAATATCATTCTTTTCTAAAATTTCACTTTACATTTTTTATTAAATTTTTAATGATTTCATCAGAAAATAGCTCTAGTATTGTTTTTTTATGTACTGAATCTTTATTATTTTTAAAATATCGAGCAATCACGCAATCACTAAATTCACCCCATTTGAAATCATTATTTTCTGCATATTCTTTCAAGTCATTTCTTGGCTGTTTATATATATTTCCTTTACACTTGTCATCTTCATCCATCTGGTACGCACTCTTTTCAACCAGTGACCGGATTTCTTTGAAATATTCATATGCTTTTTTGTATTTTTCTTCATTACCCTTAATATTTTTTTCACCCAAAATGCTTTTATTATTCAAAAATTCTTTATAGTTAAATTTTCTTTTATCAATTTCATACCGCTTACCATTTGAATTTTTAAATTCGTTTTCAAGATGCCATACTAAACGATTCATCGTACTTTCTTCCCTTGTTAATTCTTTATTTTTATAATCTTCTTTTACATATTTGAAAAAATAAGGTTTATTTTTGCTTGTAGTCTTTTGTATCTTTGCATATATCTCCGAATCTTTTTTCGGCTTTTTCATTTCCAACGTTTTGCTTGCATCGATCGAATAATTCCCCATTGATGTTAAAACTTTTAACACTTCCAAATCTTTAGATGTATTCCATTCCGCTGTTAAATAGTTGGAATAGTTACCGATTTTATTGTATTTAAAAGCCACTTTTAGCCCCTTGAAAAACTCATCATTATTTAATATTTTAGGGTCTGCTTTCCCCATTTCATAATAAAGTGGCACTACATTTTTTGTGTTTCTTTTTGCGATTTTAACAAACAAATCATCACATACAATCAAGGATTTATCGCCATCTTCGTCATACATCAATAATTTTGACATTGGGTCATGAATCGAAGTATACAACCCTAATTGCCTACCATTTGCAATTTGAAAATACTTTCTATATTTCATAGGAATTTCAACATTCTTACGTATTGCGTGTTCTTTATAATAGTGCGGACTTCTTAGGCAATCAACTTCTTGCTCATAATCAAAAAGCGAACAATGAACCTCACCATTTTTTAATACACCCTCTGGATTTTTAATATCTAAAAATAACCATTCACACCACGCTATAACATCTGGCACAATATACGTGTATCTTGATTTTCCAATGCTTACTTTTCCTTTTAATAAATTTTTTCGCATTGCTGTAATCTTATCTCTTAAAATTTTCTGGTAATATTCATCCGCTGTAAAATTAGGGTATATATCCAAAATCTTTTTGATCGTTGGATTTCCATTACACACAAATTTCATTTGTTCTTTCTGATTGGAATAGATGTCATCAATGTAATCTACATCCTTTTTTACAAGTGTTTTTAACTCTCTGTCACTCATATCATCAAGTGTTTGCAACATTTGATATGATAGGGTCGCTTGTTTAAAATCGGCTTTCTTTTCTTCTGCATTGCAAATATTAAAAGTACAACCATTATCCTTAAACTTTTGCTTATAATCATCCCAATCTTTATAATACTTCCACATTTTAAATTGACTTTTAGTCAAAATAATGTCTAGGTCATTGATATTATATGATTTGCCGTAGATATCTTGGATAACTTGTTTTCCGTTAAATTCTTTTACAAACTTTTGAAAGGATATACTAGTTAAAAGACCTTTCAGCCACACCCCACGAATCTGAATATTTTTCCTCGAAATATGTGGCATCACCATCCCACATCCATCAGCATGGGGAATCGGTACATCCATTTTTTGACGCTTTATTTCGAATGTTTCATTGTCAATATAATCAACTTCTGTATTCAGTATAGTTTCAAAGTCATCAACCACACATACTCTATCTAAATCAACTTCATCCCAAATTGTAGAGCTTGTAGTTGTTAATGCAAGATAGGTAAGGTATTTATTAGTGTTGCATCCGAATTTACCCTTTTCAACTTCTGTTTGATTAATCTTTTCAATACTCAATCCATTAGTTAATTTATTCATTATTTTTTCATTGTTAAAAACACTTTCAGCAATAAAAAACGCTTTTTCGTTTCTAACTTGACCGGCAGACGAAGTGAAAAAAACAAACTTTTTATCATCAATATAGAATCCATTTTTTACAACACTTTCAAAGATTTTAATTTGCGATAATTTAATTAAACTAGCTTTTTTTGAAACAATAACAATATCATCTGCATCTACTGTTCTAGTTAAATCACTTTCACCAATGTAAACCTTTTTATATTCATTTAATTCTGACGTTACTTTTCTAACTTCTTTGACATCACTTTTTTTGATTAGTTGATTTAGGTTTGATTTATGTTCATTCATTCTTTTTTGATAATCAGTAAAATTGTGTTTATTTCTTATAGCCTTTTTAATTTCGATCTGCTCATCACTCAACTTAACCTTTTTTAATTCGGTACACTCTTTTTTATATTGCTTGCAATTTTCTAACTTTTTAACGTGTTCATTAAAGTTTAAGTTCGTATCATCAATTGCTTTTTGGTAGCCAAATTTAGTAATACAACCCATCATTGCTGATTCTTTAATCATATTGTTATAGTGGTTTCTTTCATCTATTGTTAATAAGTCAGTTGTTTTAATATTAAATACTTTGTATAATTTCATCTTATTCTCCTTTAACTCAAAATAATCCATTAGTGCGTGTAACACAGTTAGGGAACGCAACGTAACGAAGTGTAGTGTAGTTTCTGAACTGTATAATAGTAATTTTAATCTTTATTTTAATTCTCTTATATATATTAATTCTCTTATATATAATGTGACCCATCAAAAGTAACGTTTTTTACGTTTCGTTCTGCACGAAACGTCAAGAAATTTACTTTTCGTACCGCACCAAAAGTTCAAAAATTTACTTTTCGTACCCTACATGGGAACCCCTATAAAATGGGGCTTTGAGAACATATTGACTTATTATTTATTAATATTATGTATGTGATACTTATTTTCTTTATCGAATTTTGGGTACACAATATAGCGATTAGAATGCCATTTTTTAACTGTCTCACCGAACTCATTTGTCTCTTCAAAAAATTCTTGTGGCAGTATTTTAATTAATCCCTTTGCATTAGCTATTTTTTCAGTATACTTAGATATTGTCTTAACTGACTTAATTCCAAGAACATTTCCAATAAATTCTCTGTTGGCTTCTGCATAACCTGTTCCAATATTTGATGACTTCTGATTACCTAGTGTTGTGTTATGGTGTTTAAACAAAAAGCAGTAGATATAAAATCCATAACAATTTAATTTTTTTATCTTGTCATTAAATATATTTACATTAATCATGCTAAACCCACTTTTACAATCTTCAGTATGCTTTCTAGTTGAAACTTTTATATAAATTAAATCTGTTGGCTTTGTTTTATCTGTTAGTGTGTCACACTCTATAAGCCCACTTTTCTTTAATTGTATTAAAAATTTTCTAATATAACTACTTTTTTTAAATCCATTCAAATCATTCAATTCCTGTGATAACTGCTTGATCTGAATTGGTATAACGTCGCTCATGTTCATTTCAACAGATGTTTTTTGAAGATAAAACCACAATGTAAATCTACATTCACCTATTTTATCCATAAAACTAGTCCCGGTCTTATCCATCATATACCAACTGTTTGGTACTTTTACAAACTTGTCATTTTTCATTTCATTATTTCCTTTCATCTTATGTTTTTTTTAATTTTTAGTATCTAAAATCAATGTTTTTGATTGCACCACTTTTCATATACTTTTTGGGTCGCATTAAAGTCAAAAACAAAGAATATCTTGTTTGTCGTAAAGTGTTTTTGTGGTGTTTCAATCGGTCGCACTCCATTCTGGATGTAGAAGTATGCTTGGTCTAAATTGTAGATGTACTTTTTGTTGTTCATTTTCATTCCCCCTATAATTTTTAAAATAATTCTTGACATATATACTTGACTGTGATAAGATTATTATTGTAAGATAGTATAATTATAATTTAAAATACCTTCTTCTAAAACAAGTATAGCACTATAATGCCAATTCTGTCAAATTGGTGTTTTATGTCATTTTTCCCCTTATTTATCTATTTATTTCTACATTACCCCTATTTTAACTAAATATTTGTAATATAACTGTAATATTTCAAGGACTAGGTTCACTACTCACCTAACCTTTTATATCCATATACTTTTTAAGCCCTTATTTCGTTTTTAAGCCATTCTATTTCTAGGTGGTCAAATTGTTCAAGCGATATGTTTAGGTTTGTTATTTTGCGTGGTGGTACTTGATTTTGGGTATATGGTTGGGTATAATGAAATCAGACGTGTTAGAAAAATATTATGACAAAGAAAAAACGAGTTGAATCAATACATCCTTTTGCAATTACCGCACCAAAGACCAAATCAAGCAGATGGATGACACATATTAAAACTAAGGATGGTGAGCGAAAAAAGATAGTTGCTCCAAGCGAAAAAAAGCTTTACGAAAAACTATATGAATTTTATGGTGATGAAGAAAAAACAACACTTGAATCTATTTATGACCAATGGCTTATTAAAAGACGTAATGAAAATATTAATATCCGAACATTAAAACGAAATGAGAACCATTGGCGTAAATATTATTTGAATCATTCTATTATTAGTATAGCTCTGGAAGATATTACAACCCAAAACATTGAAGATTTTTTTCATGAGGTTATACGTGATTTTAATATGACCGTTAAAGAGTTGAACAATATGAAGTTTATTATCAAAGATATGCTTATAATGGCTAAACGCTCAAATTTAATATCTGTAAATCCATTTTTAGAGGTTGATATTAAAACTTATGCTTGTAAGCCACCATCAAAAAAATCTGATCGAAGTAAAATATATCTTCCCAAGGAAAAAGAGAAAATGTTTAATGTTTTAAATCATGAATTAATGGATTGCCCCGAGAATACAGATGCTTATGCAATATTTCTGCTGTTTAAATTAGGGCTTAGAATTGGTGAAGTAGTCGCCATTCGAGAATGTGATATTGATTTTAAAAACAATGAAATCCACATTCACCGAACAGAAACACTTGAAGAAGATTCTAATGGAAATTTAAAACCTGTTGTTGTCAATCACACTAAGAAAAAAAGTCATTATGGTGACCGTTATCTTCCATTAAGTGACTATGAAATAACACTTATTGAATCGGTCAAAAAAATCAATAAAAAGTATGGGTACAAAGATAAAGATTATCTCTTTGTTGATGCTGATGGACGAACTAAAATTCGAGAGATAGATAACCGCATCAGAAAAATGTGTGTTAAAGCAAATATTGAAATTAAATCAGCACATGACATAAGACGTACTGTTGCATCCGAGATGTTTAAAAATGGAGTAAGCGTTGAAATAATACGTGACTTTTTAGGTCATTCAGATATTAAAACAACGTGGAGCTATATTTATGACAGTAATAGTAAAGCAAAAACCAATCGTTTGATAAGGTCATCACTTGCGAACATGAACGGATTTAAAATATCTTAAAGTGTACCCAACTTTTTAATTTTGTACCCAACATGAGAAATAAAAAAGCCCCAAAACCCTAGCTATCTAGAATCTTAGAACTTCTGTTAGAGCGCGAGACGGGATTCGAACCCGCGACCCTCGCCTTGGCAAGGCGATGCTCTACCACTGAGCCACTCACGCAAGTAGTAAATCATGTTTATGGAGACTTGAGAGATAATTCAAGCTACTGGGCTTGAATTAGAAATCTTAGTCGCAATTAACGGTATTTACGAAAAGTAGTAAATCATTCTTACAATGACTTCGAAGTCAAATCGAACTACTAGGTTCGAATTGGACACGTTAGTCGTTGTTTAAGGCATTTGATTTACAAATGCCCAGAGGCGGAATCGAACCACCGACACGAGGATTTTCAGTCCTCTGCTCTACCGACTGAGCTATCTGGGCATATCATAATCTGATATCTTCCAATATACTTAAGTTGTTAACTGCCCGAGACCGGAGTCGAACCGGTACGATTGTTACATCGCAGGATTTTAAGTCCTGTGCGTCTGCCAATTCCGCCACTCGGGCATGAAGTTTTCTTTACAAAGACTTCCGTATAGTCAAGCCAAAACTTAACTAAATGGAGGGAGAAGGATTCGAACCTTCGAAATCGTAGATAACAGATTTACAGTCTGCCCCCTTTGGCCACTCGGGAACCCCTCCATAGCGACAAGATATATAATATCACATCTACAGAATTTGTCAATAACCTTTTTGCATAAATTACGAAATACTTTTGATTTCTACGTAATAGTCTTTTTTATTGGATGCCAATTTTAACAAACGTATCTGTCGCCGGTTTAAATGCATCTCATCTTGAGAGATATTATCTAGAATGACTTCTAGATCACCTGTGCTTAAGCCGAGCACTTCAACCAAGTCTTTATAGAGGTATTTTCCGTCATTGATTTGTTTGATAAAGCTAAAAAAAGATGTCTTATAAACTGCCAGATCTTCATCGGACATATTATGGTAATTGAGCGTCACTGTCGTATTATATCCAGTCAACCACACATCATTCTTATAAGCTTCTTCGCCTTCTCTTCTCAATAATTCTTTCTCATTGTCCGAGACCATGACTATATCAAATTGGAAACTTTTTTCACCAAATAAATGAAAGTCTTCAACCATCTGACGATTACCTCGTCGTGCCATCAATTCCGTTCGGATCATTTCCCATTCACGTTCAAGGTCTTGACTAATCCCGACAAATTTTTTCTTGTTTGCTGTGTTTGTTATAATGTATACTCCTCTAATTCCGCTCAT